AGTGTAAGTTATTAAAGACTAATGATGGCTCTCAGCAATGGATAGCAACCTTACCGATCATGGATAGGGCATTATATGAAAAACTAGGTTACATTTATAATCCACTATACAAACACATGTTTTGCGACACAGACCTTTCTAGTGTCTGTGATTTATTAGATGCAACCGTTTACCGATTAGATATTATATTCAAGCATAATCATTATACTAAGTTGAAAAACAAAGATGCCGTTAACCAACGCAACGATGCCACTTGGAGCGAAGGCGAAGCGATATATTTAAAACGTTTTAAACAAAACTTTGGTTTATCTAAGGATGAAATAAAAGGTAAAATCAAAGATACGCATCATAAGGAGTGGGTAAGGAGAAAGCTGAATGATTAAACTCTCAATATTAATTCCTTCGATATTTGAACGTAGCGATTCATTTAATTCACTTGTAAATAATTTAAAGGCTCAAATAAATACCTGTGGCTTTGATAATACCGTATCAATTATTTCATTGATAGATAAAAGAGGCGATATGTCGGTAGGGCATAAGCGCAATTCACTTATTGAAATGGCGAAGTCTGAATATATTGTTTTTATTGACGATGACGATATGCCTAGTAATGATTACGTATTAGAATTAATGACAGCCATACAATCAAATGCCGATGTTATACCGATTAACGGTTACATAACAACGAATGGCAAAAATCAAGTATATTGGGATATGGGTTTAAACTTACCTTATGATACTGTAAAACAAAATGGTAAAATTAGTTATAGGAGATTTCCTAATCACATTGCCTGTATGAAGAGAGAATTAATATTACCTTATAAATTTAAGGATATTAATTTCGGCGAAGATTACGAATGGGCAAAGAGGCTAAATGATAACAAAGTATTTAAAACAGAATATAGAATAACAAAACCAATCTATCACTATGTATTCACAAAACAACGAAGAGGAAGTAATTCTAAATCACTTTAAAAACTTTAAGGGTACTTTTTTAGACTTAGGAGCATACGATGGGATAGACCTATCTAATACTAGAGCATTAGTTGAGTTAGGTTGGTCAGGTATTTGCGTTGAGCCTAATCCAGTAATATTTGAAAAACTATGCGATAATCTAAAGGAATATAATAAAGTTATTCAATATAGGTTTGCAATAGGCACAGAGAATAAAACGGTAATAATGCAAATGAATGATACTTACTATTCGACAGTTAAGAAATCTGAGGTAGATAGATGGCGTGGCGCATTTAAGTTTGAGTCAGCAGAAGTACAGATGCTAGACTTTAAATCGTTCCTAGAGTTTTCAAAGTATAAAACATTTGATTTTATTTCTATTGACTGTGAAGGATTAGACTATGAGATACTGGCGCAAATAAACTTAGATGACGTTAAATGCAAAATGGTCTGCGTGGAAACTAATTCTAAAGAAACTGATAAGTATATTGATTATATTCTTAAATTTGAAGGCTTTAAGATTATTAGTATCAATAGCGAAAACTTAATAATGGCAAGATGATATTTGTAATTCATAATGACCAAAGATTTGAAAGGGTTAAGAACTTAAAGGAGCAAAGTAAATACGCTAATATTGGCGACTTCGGTATTCAAAAGGCTATATTCACTTCGTCACCTAAAGCGGGAATATCACAGGCTCATCGGTCAGTAGTGGCAAAGGCTAAAGAACAGGCATGGCCTTATGTGGTAATAATGGAGGATGACATAAAGTTTACCGATAAAGATTCCTTTATGCTTTTTATGAATATGATTACCTTATGTCCTGACGAAGTAGATATATTGTTAGGTGGGTTATACACCACATCTCAGTTAGATAATTATAAAGGGATGCCATTCTTTAAACAGGTAGATAATGTTTCAGGATTCCATTGTTACTGTGTGTTCCAAAAGGCTTATGATAGATTTTTAGAAGCACCCGACAACTACCATATAGACAAGTGGGCAACTGGATCTAAGTTAGGAAACCTATTAACGCTTACTTGTTATCCGTTCCTAGCAATTCAGCAGGATGACTTTTATTCTGACAATAAGAAACAAGTTAAAAACTATTCACATTTACTAAAGAAGTATGAACTATTTGAAAGTAAGAAACTTAGTAAAGTTAAATAATGAAAACAAAAATAGCGATATTCGAGGTAAGGGCAATGAAGGTAAAATACTTTGATTTGCCTATTAGACACTATTTTTATATTTTTAATAATTAAACAACTAAACAAAATAATATGAAAACAGAAAACATTGACGATTATTTAGATTTTACTAATGCTATAAGTAAGATTGTAGATGGGGATAAAACTATGAACGCTTTAACTTTTGTTACAGATGGTACTCACGTTTATTCATCAATTCAAGGAGATAATATACTTTTAGCTGAATCTATAATTAGAACTATGGAAGAGGATGAAAGAGTTAAAAGAATAATTTTAGGTATTGCAGGTCACATGATGCATCAAAGAGATGAAATGGCTTTATCAATGATTGAATATGCTAAATTAAAATAATTAGATTATGGCACAGGTAGGAAGAGATGAGAAAGGTAAGTTTATAGCTAAGAATACTTGGCAAATGTTAAAAGAGGTTTATTCAGGTGGCAGACCAAGAGTATATGATGACCCTGACCAAATGTTATTAGTGGCTATGGAATATTTTGAATGGGCTGATGAAGTACATAAAGGAAAATATGCAGAGGCAGACCTTAGATTATTTTTAGGTTTTCATGGTAGAACAACTTGGCATGATTATAAACATAATCCGAAGTTTACGAACGCTATATATATTATTGAATCAATTTTAGAAGGTGATACGGAAAAGAAATTGATGTGGGCAGGGTCAACACAGGGTGCAATCTTTAAATTAAAAAACAAACATGGTTGGAAAGATGAGATTACTCAGAACCAAAACCAAACAGTTACAACCGTTCAACCTTCGATTATTTCAGGGAGTCCTAAATTAGCTAATGACGAAAAACAAATAGATGTTTAAATGCTCAACCGTATATTTAGCAAACTGGGAGGCATCGGAAGACACCGTAGTAAATCAAGGCGGTACGAGTTCTGGCAAAACCTATTCAATCATTCAAGTCCTTTTCTCTATTGCAATATCTGAGAAAGCTACCATTACCGTAGTTGGTCAGGATATACCTAACTTAAAAGTAGGTGCGTTGAGAGATGCCTTAGAAATATACGAGAACTCACCCGAATTGAAAGGCTTAGTTACTTCATATAATAAGACAGACCGTATATTCGAGTTTACTTCAGGTTCTATAATGGAGTTTAAATCTTATGGCAATCCACAGGATGCAAAGAGTGGTAAGCGTGACTATTGTTTCTTAAACGAGGCTAACGGTATTCCTTTCGATATTTTTACAGAGTTGGCACTCCGTACTCGTAAAAGAGTATTCCTAGACTATAATCCTAACAATGAGTTTTGGGTGCATCAAAAGGTAATAGGTAGACCAAACACTAAACTAATAATATCAGACCATAGGCATAACCCATTCCTATCTGAAAAAGTAAGGGAGAAAATCGAAGGGTTAAAAGAGATTGACCTAGACCTTTGGAAAGTGTACGCTAGGGGTATGACTGGTAAAATTGAGGGATTAATATTCCGTAACTGGCAATATTGCGATGAAATACCAAAGGATGCTAAGTTAGTGGCTTTCGGTTTAGACTTTGGATTTACTAATGACCCTACGGCTATACTTTCAGTTTACAAACAGGATGGGGAACTATGGATTAATGAAGAGGTGTATTCAAGTGGTTTAACTAATCCTGATATTTACAACCTAATTAAAGACGTGGTTAAAAATAATGAAGTGATAGGGGATAGTGCAGAGCCGAAGTCAATAGAAGAGTTGAGAAGGCTAGGACTTGCAATATATGGGGCAAAGAAAGGGAACGATAGTATTCGTACGTCTATTGATATTCTAAAACGATTTAGATTAAATGTAACAAGGTCGTCTACCAATTTAGCAAAAGAGTTAAACTCGTATAAATGGAAAACAGACAAGCATACAGGCACATCTATTAATGAGCCTATTGATTTTCTTAATCATGGCATTGATGCTTTAAGATATGTGGCATTAAACAAATTAAATAGTAATGGAGATTTTGACTACTCATTTAGATTATAAACCTAACGATGCCTTTGCAGACGAGTTATCTGTTTGGAAAAAAAAAGAAACTATGAAAAAAATAATAATACCTGAGTCGTGGAGCGAAGTAACAATATCGCAACTACGTGAGATACTCCAGTTAGATACAACTAATAAAATGAAGTACGCTATCGATGTGG